GTCCTGACATTTTGTCCCTAAGATTGATTGGATTAAACCGATGGCTGTCCGTTCCAGGACTTCCACGCTTATTGCCGGAACCGGTACTTATTATAAGTACTTTTTCGGATCCGTAAGCTCTGGAAGTGTCCCTGTTCCGGGATTCACTGGAACGTGCACGGATGTTGTGGATGGGACCTTTCGGGACCATCCACTGACAATCAACAAGAAGACATTCTCCGGTGTTACTTTTACTGCTACCCCTTTACAGGGGAATCAGTTTAGTAACTGGGAGTACAAAGATTATACCCCGGCATTATACCGTGGTACAAACTTTGGTCACTTGTCATTGCCCTCTCTCAGCGATTCCGCTGACTTGACTAAGGCTCTAGCGCGGACCAATCCGTCTAGAGCCATTGTCGATGTCCCCGGTTTTATCGGTGAGTTAAGAGAACTTCCTGCGTTGTTCAAGATTGCGGGCAAATCCTTACTCAAGAGAGGCGCGAATGCGTATCTCTCTTATCAGTATGGATGGAAGCCGTTAATCTCTGACCTGCACAAGATGCTCGATTTTCAGGCTCACGTAATGAAACGTGAGAAAGAACTTCGAAATCTGTACGGGAAAGGTGGCCTTCGGCGTACCTTCCAACTGTCCACGGACACGGCGTCTTCAGTTTCGAACTCGGGAATATTTCTCGAGTCGTCTCTGTTTAGCCTCGTGAGTAATCAACAGTTTGTTGATACAACTCGTCGTCGGTGGGCCACCGCGAGGTGGGTCCCAACCGTCGATAAGTTGCCGCAGACAGACGCGGAGTTGCATAAACTTGCAAGAACCGCGGTCTATGGGTTATCAGCCAATGCATCCACTGCATGGAATCTAATTCCATTCACATGGTTGGTCGACTGGTTTTCGTCTTGTGGCGACTTCTTCGATGCTCAACGCAACGTAGTCGGCGCCACGTGTTCGTCTGCGTGTTTAATGACGCATACGAAGACGATCCATAGGTTTGAGAAGGTGGTCTTGATGTCTAGTGGTTTCACTAGCGCCAAGTTCGGCCCAGGAAAGGTCGTAGTAGAAGATAAGCTACGAACTTTTGGGACGAGTCCATCAATCGCTGCTGATTTACACTTTTTGAGTGGAAATCAACTGTCGATCCTCGGAGCGCTTGGTATCCAACGTATCCGTGGGATACACTAGCCGGAATATGTGGCAATAATGCTCACATGCCGGTTGCGCTTCGAGAAAGTAGACTTCTAATGCTTGGTGACACTCTTACTATCACCGTCAATGCAGTTGCAAAGGCGATGAAGAAGATCAATCAGGATGCTTACTCCGCTGAGTACCTTCTTCGTGAAGCTACTCAGGAGTTTCGGACGAAAGTCCGTCACTCTAAGGAGAAGAATCTCGTCTCTGGTCAGCTTATGGACCGACATAATGTCGAGTTCACGCAGACCATTTTCCCCTCTGTCACGTACCCTACCGGGTACACTCGGCAGGTTTACACCGTTATTCGGAATCCGAATAGCGATGTTGCCACCGATGTCGATCTGTTTTCAGATGGACTGGCAGATTGGGTCAAGGCGAATGCCGCGGCCCTTGTCGGTTGGGAGAGTTAATCACTCTCTTGCCTGTTAAGAGCTGATGCAGTCTTGATTGCATCCTTGTCAAGGATGGTCACCTAGCCGTAGAGCATAACCAGAAAAGGTATCTGATATGCTGAATAGCTACGTGAGAAGTCTACAGGGACTGTACTCGTCACTTCTCGAAGATGTGACGAGGACGTTTCCTACGTACTACCATGAGGCAGCACGTGATTTGTCACGTATCCTGTCCCTTATGGATAAGAATGGTATCGCTGTTATAACGATAGCATTCCCACAGATGGGTAAGCACTTTGATATGTGCCTAGCCACTGGACTCCTTACCTCGTCGAAGACTATGGGCTTTAGGCCCTATCGACGTGGCTCCGTAATCCCTCTTTTATTTAAGGGAATATGGAAACGAGTTTTCCATGAGGATGGTATGCTTAGGGAGTCTCCTGACATCGATGCTATCCTGATGCTTCGTCAGCTGCTTAATGCAGCTAAGAAGTTAAGGAGAGAATGCGATGAGTCTAAGACAGCGGAAGCCGTCCGAGACTTCTTCAGGCTCGATCAGTCATTACGATTACCTTCCCTTAGTTGGGGCGGCGATTGTCTTGATCACGGTTCTCATGAGCGCCTATCTATTGTTGATAGACACTCGGAGATCCGAGAACCTGACCTCTTTGGCGCAACAGCGCCTGGAGGAAAGGTCAGATCGGAACTCCTCGAAACCATTCAGCGAACTGCTGACATCGTTTCGACCTCCCTCGGATGGTTCGACCCATCAGAATGGAGAGCTAAGCACGGACCCGGAGCAGTAGCAGATGCCCAGCTTGGAAAAAGTAGTAAATACTCTTTTCCGACTTGGCCTGCTAAGCTTGATCGGCTCTTTCCTATGGATAGCTTTGGCTTTGCCAATGCCTCCTTCTGGGTGGAGCATCTCATTAATCGAGACGGTTCTCACGTTAATCGTGAGGACCCCTCTCGGCTAATTGCTGTCCCAAAGACGCAGAAAGGACCGAGGCTGATTGCCTCAGAACCTACCGCGCATCAATGGGCTCAGCAGACTATCAAGGATTTCTTGACAGTTGAGATTTCAAAGACCCCAATTGGGAAGTCTATTCACTTTCGTGACCAGACCCCTAATCAGGACTTTGCACGACAAGCCTCCCGAACCGGAAGTCACTGGACAATTGATTTGTCCAGTGCTTCAGATTGCGTTTCCTGTTGGCTAGTGGAACGTATCTTTAGAGGTAATAAACCTCTTTTGGACGCGCTTCATGCCTCCAGGACACGATGGCTCGTGAATCAAATCACAAGCGAACCCAAGTATCATATGATACGTAAGTTCGCTGCCATGGGAGCTGCTACGACATTCCCCGTTCAGACAGTGATTTACACCATCGTCTGTGTGGGAGCAATGCTATTCGAGTTGGGCTTACAGCCCTCTTCGAAGAATATTGCCATGATGTCACGACAGGTCCGGGTGTTCGGCGACGACATTGTCGTCCCGAGCGCAGTGGGAGAGTCCGTAGTTGAGGTACTTACGTACCTCGGGTTCAGGATTAACCCCTCCAAAACTTACGGAACTGGGAAGTTCCGAGAGAGTTGTGGAGTGGAATGTTACGAGGGTTACGATGTAACCCCCGCATACTTCCTGGACTTCTACGATCAGTCCCGATCCACCACCGTAGCCACGGTTGTAGAAACCTCGAACAACTTCTATAAGAAGGGGTTCTGGGCTACTGCCGACTGGTTAAAGTCGACTCTGCCACAGGGGCTCCAGCAAGAGCTTCCTGTGGTGCAGACGGTGAGTGGACAGTTCGGACTTCAGAGTTTCTCTGGTGGCTCCCTGTCCCATCTGCGTAGCAGATGGAATGAGGACCTCCAAAGAAAGGAATTCCGCGCGGTTACCGTATATTCTACGGATCGGCGGACGAAGTCCGGCACGAGCGCTGAGCTCCTCCAATACTTTGTGGAGGAACCTTCACCTGATACCCTATGGGAATCAGGTTATGCTCAGCGACCGACGCCCAAGGTTGGACGTCGGTG